TCAAGGCGGGGAAACCCGCCTTTTTATCTAGCCCCACTTCGGTGGGGCTTTTTTGTTTATATTTTTATTCTTCTTATTTTTAAGGAACGGTCATTTGTAGCAACGCATTAGCCCTTTTCCGTTTTTTGGTTCTGCGTAATACGCAGAATAGCACATAGTTTTTTCGCTGTCAAGCATTTGCATTGTTCTGCAAAACCCCCCTATTGTTCAGTATTGTTCTGTGTGCATAGAACAATTCTAACCTCTTGATTTAACTAAGTTTTTTAGCGTTTTTTGGGGTATTGTTCTATTGTTCTGTGAAACTTCATTCGCCAAATATTTTTTGCAGATCGGGAGACCCCCTTCGCATAGTGCAGAGGTTCTATTTTAAAACCCCGACCTCTTAATTATATTTATATAGAACAATAGAACATTACATTAAAACAGACCGCTAAGCCAATACCCATAAGGGTTTATATTGTTCTGTCGCACATAGAACAATCAAGAACGATTGGAACAATACCCTCGTAAACCCTAATACCCGCAACCCCCACCGCAAGGGCAACGCAATCCCCTTGCACCCATAACACTCCCCAAAATCCCTCCTACTTTCTCCCACTAAACCTAACAAAAACTTGACATTGTATACTATCTGTGGTATACTAATAGAGTGGGAATTCGCCCAGTTTTTGTGTTTTTTCTTTGTTCAATCGCAGTTCAACCGCAGTTCACTTCCCGACAGTTTGTCGGTTTGTTAAGGAGATGATTATGACAACCATGTATCAACCGCAGTTCCTAGCCTACGATTTCTCAAACCACCTCTGCGTGCGTTGCCACTTACCCCGCATACCTCAAGGTCGCTACGACCACATCAAACATATCCGCAAGACCACAAACCCCAATGCACGCTTTACTTGCCCACCATGCGGAGAGTATGAAGCCAAGCAAGAATCCAAGATCAAGCAAAGCCGAGTATTACCCATCAACAAGAGCACCCCGACCTACATCAGCGACCCCGAGATGCTCAAGCAACTAAACCCAAAGAGGACAACATGAACAAGACAAAACCCGTAACCCAAGAAGAACTAAGGCAGATAGTAGATGAAGCCTACGCACAATCACAAGGATATAACGACGGAAGGAACTACCAAATGAGCAACCCAAACGAACCAAGATTTGAAGACGACTTTGACTGCGACGAAGAACCACAGGAAGTATCAATAATGAGCGAAGGCGAAATAACGCTTTACGGAATCGCAAGTGTCAAAGCCCACACCTATGCACAGGAATACAACCCAAGCACAGGCACAGTCCAAGATAAACCCAATTACCATGCTCTCAAGGAAGGCTATACGGCGGGATTCCTTGAGGGTTTTGCACACCGCCTAACACATACAACAGGAGAATGAGATGGAAATAAAAAAGAAATAACTCGAGAAATGGTCGAGTTATGGGTGGGTAGCGATACCCTACGAAGTGGGATTATCGACATTTTGTATGAACTCGCCATTGGTGAGTATGAAGTAAAGCAGATGCAACAAGACATTATTGACACCAACGACTAAGGAAAAACCATGACCACATTCACATCTGAAGATCGCATGAAAGCCTACGACATAGAGGATCGGGAAGACCGAGAGCGTATGTTGCGTGACCAAAACCGCATACTAAACGAGGAGATTCAAAGCCTCAAAGTCAAACTAACCCAAGCCGAAAAGCGTGCCGAGGGCTGGAAAGACGCATACCACAATGCCATGGATACCATGAGCAAGATGGGGGGTGGCAGATGAAGGGCTACTTGCAAGCGGGGGTTTTTATATTGGTGCTCGCCATGTGCGTGGTGCTTTGGTCAATCAAGATTGAGTATGGACTGTAATCATGGCTGAATACTACAAAGGTGAGAGGATAGACGAACTACTCTTGAGAATCAAAGAGTTACAAGTCGCCCTCGAAATAAACCGAGACGGCATCAAGAATGAGCAAGACTTTGTGGATTATGTCCAAGGTGAAGCCACACTTGCCATTATGAAAGCCAAACTAACCGCATTACAGGGGGAGTGATGGAAGAAGTTAAGGAGGCGATTGCTTTAGCAATCAAGGACTTACAGGAAGCACAAGCACGAGGCATTGATAGGCGACACAAGGAGGTGCTCGTGTGGAAGGCTTGTTTTGATTTACAACGACTATTGGAGAAACTAAATGAAGAAAACAAAACCAGTGATGGTAGTTGAAGGTATTGATATGCGGACTTATCGTGGCACGGCTGACCCGCACCATGTGGCAGGCAGAACCAGTCGCTCGGTGAGCGAAGCGTTCAAAGACGCAACCTATGCGTGTGCAATAGAGAAACACAAGTCAGATATAAGACACACACTTGAGTTTTTCTCGCAGTTTTTTACAACCCTTTTCATGGGTGGGTGTGCCATAGCCCTCCCGATTTTTCTTGTTTTATGGCTAACGAAGTAAGCAGTAAGTATCACCGCAGTTCACAAGCCGACATGGTGTCGGTATGTTAATCAATCTAACCAAGGAGTTAATTATGAAACCCGAAGTAAACGCATTATTAGAGAAAGTAAAGCAAGACCTAGCCTCGTTGCCAAGTGCACCGACAAATCCCTCTCCAACCCCCACAACGCCTGACTTCAAAACCATGTCTATCATGGAAGCAACGAAGTGGTGCATAGAGCATGGGATTACCAAAGCCCCTGAGATTGCCAATCTAACAGGCAAGCAAGTGAACACAATTCACACAGCCATGTGGAAGATACGCAACCCCAAGCGGGTCAAAGCCCTACAACGCAGAGCCAAGAAAACCAAAGAGTTGAAGATCATGCTAATCAAAGACGCAACCAAGGAAAAGGCAAAGCCGACTAAGATCAAAAAGCCCAAGATCGAGAACGGCTTATACGAAGATGGTATGGAGACCCCATGGAGAGATGCACTTCAAAGACGAGGTGTGTTCCCCGAAATATATGTCCCTCCTGAAACCAACACCAACAACGAACTCATGGCGGAGAACCGCAGGCTCAAGATTCTTGTCGAGCATTACGAGTCCTTGCTATTTAAGGGGGGCAAGTAATGTATCACACCCATACCTACAATTCTGCCCGACTGCCAAGCATCGCTAACTTTGACATGGCAAAGCGGATATTCGAGGAGGTCAAGCCCATTCGTGGGCGATACCCCGAGGAGAAACCCCTTGGCAAGAACCGACGCTACACATGGATGCAGATTCATAAGCGTCATTCAAGCAAAGAATCCGAGGACAATCCACTCGGAGAGTTCGTCACTTCCTATGCGTGCAAGTTGTATGCGACCGACTGCATCGAGTTCTTCCCTGATGGGGAGATTATCTTGCGTGTAAACCAATGGCGGGGCCCTACGACTATGATGTTCTTGAACTATGTGCTCAAGGAATACATAGGCGAGGTCGCATCTGAGGGTAGCAAGTGGTATTTCGTCAACAAGATTGGCGAAGCCTTCCCGATGCCTACTGCCTACGGATCTGAGATGTCGATCAAGTTTGTTGACGGGCATGGCTTTAGACCAACCGACATCAAGCAAGAGCACAAGTTTGCGGTGCGTCGCAAAGAGATGAACAAGTTGCGAAAGTATTACAACGACTTCATTGAATACGGCAAGACCATGCTCATGGCTGATGGACAGTTAGGCGACTGGCAGAAGATTCGTTCTATGCGAGAAGAGTTTAAGTTTCAGACCGACGGCTTTCGTGGGTATCAGGAATACACAAGGTATGACTTAAACAACAAACAAGTTGTTATCAGTGTGCCCGAACAACGCAGTAGGCTCATGCGTCTTGTGCAAGAGGCGATGGAGAAGAACGACCTCGAGATGAAATACAAACTCATGTATGTGGTTGCCTCGGGTGCGTCGGACTATTCGTATCGGAGCAGTTTGTATTCTGCTAAAGCAAGTAGTTTTGCTAGAGCGTTTGACGAGATCATCAAGTATCACCATGAGGAAGTAGTGTTCGAGAGAATACCGCAAGAGATTGGTGTGCCCTTCCGTGATCGCAACGCTAAGTATGTCAAAGGTGCAGAGTAGTTCACAACCCGACATGGTGTCGGTTTGTTATGTAATTTTTAATCTAAACAAGGAGAATTAAATGTCTGAAGTAATTTTGAACCGCCTCGTAAACCTAAAAGAAGCCGAGGATATGATTGTTGGTATGGGCGAAGGTGCTACCTTCCATCTGATGGGTGAGCCAGGGGTCGGTAAGACTTCTATGTTCAAGAACATCGTGGCACGGACAGGCTTTCGTGGTATCTACATTGATGTGCCTAATGTGGAGTTGGGTGAGTTGGGTATTCCGATTCCAAACCACGAGACCAAGACTACTCGCATCTACCCGAACGAGCAATGGGGTTTTCATCTTAACGAGCCACTCGTAGTGTTTGCCGACGAGTTCACCAAGGGTCATCAGTCAGTTAAGAATATGTTGCACCCGATGCTCAACCACCCACGCATGATTATGGGTATCCCCTTACACGAGAAAACGATAGTCGTAACGGCAGGTAATTACACTACCGATGGTGTAGGCGATAACATGATGGCTCACTCTCGTAATCGTATTAGTGTGGTCAATGTGCGTAAGCCTCATGCGGGTTTGAATGTTGATGGTTCAGTCGATCCGAACTCTTGGGGTGAATGGGCTTTGAAGAACGAGATCGCACCTGAGATTCTTGCTTGGGTTCGTGAGACACCACAAGCCTTGGCATCTTATCTTGATGCGGGACAGAACGGGAACAAATATATCTTTAATCCTAAAGAGGTGCAACGGTCATTTGTCTCTCCCCGTTCGCTCGAGCGTGCGTCAAACATTCTCAAAAAACGCAACGACTTCACGGAAAACGCAGTTATCTGTGCATTGGAAGGCACGATTGGTGCACCAGCAGCTAGAGATTTGATGGCTTATGTTGCCGTAGCCGACAGCCTACCGACTTGGGAATCCATCATCAAAGACCCCAACAACGCAGTAGTTCCGAATAGTCCAGCCGCTTTGTGCTTGCTTGCGTTCTCTGCGGTGCAGAAGATTGATCGTCAAACCATCGGTAAGTTCTTTGAGTATCTGAAACGCACACCGAAGGAGTTGCAGTCTGTGTTCTGCCTCTCAGGTATGAAAGACGACGAGAAGAAGAAGTTGTTCTTTACGAGCCAATCGTTTGTTGATTGGATGCGGACTAATCAGTATCTATTCTAAGGAGATGCACATGGATGAAGCAGAATTGAAACAAAAGTTTGAACAAGCCAACAAGATCAAGGAAGTGCTTGGCACTTACTTTGAAAAGGAAGAACTTGAGATAGGTATGGTTGTTGGTGTGCTCATGAGTATGTTGGTAAATGTTATGAAGGATGCTGACACACCACCGCATCATGCGATCTTGATGTTTGGAACCGCCGTCGCTAAGTGTTATGACGACGATGATGAAGATGAATCTAACGAGGAAGGAGTAGCAAAATGGCTAAACTAACTGCCGAGCAACGCATCGAAAGATGCCATGTGCAGATGATGAAGCACAAGAACTTTGCATTGTTCTCAGGCTTGTTCATGATTGGCAAGGTAAGCGTGGTGGACAAGGACTTGCCGTTCACCGCACAAACCAACGGACTCGATGTGATCTATGGTCGAGGCTTTGTCGATAGTCTGAATGACAAGCAGTTGTCGTTTCTTATCCTACACGAGAATATGCACAAGGCTTATCGGCATTTGATCGTATGGGAAAAGTTATACAAACAGAACGCTGTGCTTGCGAACATGGCTTGCGACTATGTCATTAACTTGCAGATACACGACTATGACAGGGAACAGGAAGTCACCGAGTTCCCAACAACGCCTGACGGCAAGAACCTAGGTTGTATGGATGAAGCATATCGTGGCATGGATGCACACCAAGTGTTTCTCGAACTTGTCAAGAAGCATGGCAAAGATGCGGGTAAACAGAAGGTGTATGTCGTAGGCGGTGGCAACGAGCAAGGCGAGGGCGAGGGTCAAGGCGAAGGGCTACCCGATGGACTAGACGAGCATGATTGGGAAGGTGCTGAGTCTATGTCCGAGCAAGAGAAGGAATCCCAAGCCAAGGAGATCGAGTCTGCTCTGCGTCAAGGTTCTATTCTCGTGGGTAAGATGGGTGGCAATGTGGATCGCAACATTAGCGAGATGCTTGTGCCCAAAATAAATTGGAAAGATGCTCTGCGTGAGTTTGTGAAGTCTGTCACGCAAGGCAAAGACCAAACATCTTGGCGACGCTTACACAAGAGATACATAGCCTCAGACATCATTATGCCCAGCAGTTATGACGAGAAGGTAGGTAGCATTGTCATTGGTATCGACACATCGGGTTCGATTGGGACTGAGGAGTTGACGCAGTTCTTGTCCGAGGTGAAGTCTATCTGTGATGAGGTATCGCCCGAGGCTATTGATGTGTTGTATTGGGATACTCATGTGGCATCACGAGAAACATATCAAAGCAACGAGCTATCCAACCTCGTAGAGTCCACAAAGCCTGCGGGTGGGGGTGGGACTGAGCCCGCCTGTGTGCCTAAGTATATGCACAAGCACAACATAAGAGGTGAGTGTCTATTGATGCTGACCGACGGGTATATCCCCGCTCAAGAACCAAGTAATTGGGAGATCGGTATGCCTGTGTTGTGGTGCGTGAAAGGCAATCGTCACTTCAAAGACTCAACAGTCGTAGGCAAAGTCGTTCATGTGGAATAAGGAGAAGACGATGAACAGTAAAAAAGTAAATGTCTCGATTAACCCCGAGACAATGGAGTTGCTTAAAAAAGAAAGGGATAGGCTTGCCGAGATTCTGGGCTTTGTTCCATCCTTTTCTCAAGTAATACAACATATCGTCAATCAAATTAACAAAACGACGTAGTGTCGGAATGTGAACTTAACCAAGGAGAATCAAATGAATAACAGTATTTCAATCGGATCATCAGCAATGCTTGTCGAACTCAGTATTCGTAGTTGGACTGGTCGCAAGTTGGATAAGAGTGTCTCTGCCGAGATTGACAATGCGAAGAAGACCAAGACATCGGTAGTCAACGCTAACAAGAATCTTATGGCTGGCACTGGTGTATTGGATAAGATCATCAAGCAAGCCGCCGCAATACGCTCTTGGCACATATCACAAACTTTGCCTTGGACTGACAACGGCTCACGACTTCTGCCTATGTCAAACTTCATGGCATACAAAGAACAGTTGGGTGTGATGGAACAAGGCTACAACGCATTAGTCGATAAGTTTATTGATGCTTATCCAAACCTAATCATCGCCGCCGCATTTCAGTTGGGTGATCTATTTGACAGAACAGAATATCCCGAAGTGCATACGCTACGCAATCGGTTCTCAATGCAATACAGTTTCTTCCCAGTGCCACAGGCGGGGGACTTCCGCATCGACATCAACGAAGAAGCCAAAGCCGAGATCCTTTCTAACTGCGAGAAGGCTTACAACGACAGGCTCAATAACGCTATGCGTGATGCTTGGGAAAGGTTGAAGGACTGCTTGACCCGCATGAGTGATCGCCTAGTTGTTGATGTAGTGCATGACGAAGACGGCACACCGAGCCACGAGTTCAGGGTGTTCCGAGATAGTTTGGTTGAAAATGCCAAAGAGTTGGTAGGTTTGTTACAGCACTTGAATCTGACCAAAGACCCACAGATGGAACAAGCACGCAAAGACCTCAAGGGTATCCTTGACAAGTATGATGCCGATACTTTGCGTGAATCGTTTACTGCACGCACAGATGCCAAGGCAAAGGTAGACGCTATTCTTAACAAGATGAACTTTTAGGGGGATGTATGAAAAAGTTATTAGCAACACTTCTGTTGTGTCCTATGTTTGCGTATGGTGCGGTGGTAGCCTCGATGCCTAATCAGGCGGGGGGCAAGATCGTGCTGACTGACGAGGCTTGTATATACAAAGGTAGGAACTACGCTAACTTATATAAGGCTTATTTCTATATTCCTAGTGGTGCAACAGGCGATGGGTGTTGGGCTATTGAAGATGGTAGCGACACCGTCACAGTTATTTGGCACGACACAGGCGACACCAAGCGTTATCCCGCACAAAACTTTGACATTAGAAGGAGATGATATGGTAAACATTGATAAATCCAAAGTCCCACAGAAAAAGGCTAATGCCGAGATGCACCCACTACTTCCTAACTTTGTAACCGAAGTAGCACTAGTCAAGCCTACTTGCGACTTTTATGTAGACGACGACTGTATCAATGGCAAGTGGCGACGCAAAGAAGATGGCAACACCGAAGACTTTTATCAAATATACAAAGTCAAAGTGCGTCAAGATGGTGAGGAGATTGGCTTCTTATCTATTGTTGGTGAATACCGTAATGGGGCTCATGTCGATGTGTATGGTGTGGGTTCATTCCGTATCAACAAAAGTCGAGGCAGACACGACGAGACAACGACTAAAGACTTGAAGGTCGCTTTGCGTAATGTCAAGAAGTTGCTTGTCGGGCGAGACTACACCGAGATAGCCCACCTGATTAAGGAGACAGTCACGAAGAACATTAATTCATTAGTCAACACCCTTGAGGGTCGTATCAAGTGGGGGGTTCACGGTGAGAATCTGGCATTGACTTATTCCCTTCTTGCGTATAATGCGAGGCACGATGGGGTAGCAACCATACAATTACCCGCCGATTCCAAGGAGTTCACACGCAACAAGAAGGATATGGATGATTACATTGCCAAATACCTTGAAGCCAACGCATTACAGAGTATGTATAAGAACAAGCAAGGCTACGGCATATCGCTATATTCGACTGGTTCGTGTGCAGTATATGACTTTGCGACCGACAGCGTAAGACGCTATAAGTCCATCGACGAGTTGCCTGATGCGATACAGACTCGCCTAGCCATGTTCAAGGTGATTGATACGGATGAAGCACACTCGCAGTTTGGGTGCAAGTTCAACCAAGAAATGTATTACATCGTAAGTGGTGAATTAAAAATGCAGTCCTGATATACTAATTAACGAATCAACTCCTTGTTTGGTTCGTTTGTAATGCCGAGGGTCGAACCTAGCAGATGCGACACTCTTGGCTCCGACGCAAGTCGGGCATCTCATAACCGCAAGTAGGATGCGGAATCTGCTTTAGCCTACAAGATTTACTCATAGTAAATACCTTTCGTCTCGAGCCCCTCTTCGGAGGGGCTTTTTTATTGCTTAACAAAACGACACCGTGTCGCTTTGTGAACTACGGGTAAGTCCTAATAAAAATATTTTTGCAAAGCACTTGCAAAGTTCTGCCGAGATACTATACTGTGTCAATAAGCAGTAAATAAACAAGGAAAATGAATGACGCCCGAAGCAAAGGTGAAAGCCTCAGTAGTTAAGCTACTGAAAAAACACGAAGTATATTACTTCTTCCCCGCCACACATGGGTTCGGCAGATCAGGTGTGCCTGACATTATCTGCTGTTTTGATGGTGGGTTTCTAGCCCTAGAGATTAAAGCGGGTAACAACAAGCCGACTGCATTACAAGAGCGTGAGATGCAACGCATCTTTGATGCGGGTGGCACTGCCTATGTAATCAACGAAGACGAGGTAGCCAAACTTGATGAGTGGATTACCTTACGCAGAGCCAACAAACAAGCGGCTGGCAAAACCCTTAAAAATATTAAAGCATTACAAAAGAAGATGGATGCTTTCCGTCAATGGCGGAAACAAGAAGACGATGACCGTTGCTGATGACCGTTCCAAGGAAGAAGAGCCATGTTAAAAAAATTATGTCATGACCAAGTAAAAATTTTGCTTGAGCGGATGGACACCCACCCCGAAGAATTTGTTGGTAGAGAGCCAAAATGGGAGAAGTTTTTGCCTGGGTCAATTTCACATTTTCCACACTTCACCAAACTAGAGCAGCATTTGATTCGTAACAAACATAGAAAACTAATTAATGACCATTATCGTCAAAAAGCCTACGACCAAATACTCGAGACGCTTGTGTTCAAAAAAGACGATCACTCCACAGACGCATACACATACTCGACTTCGAATACATCAATCTTTGCTAATACGGCAACAGGCAAGGCTACGGCACACATAAGTGCATCGGGCAACCTAACCACTAACACATTGACCCTAGGCAACGAAACGCTAGATGGGCAGACCATAAAACTCATGAAAGAGCAACTCATGGCAATGCGGAAAATGGGGCAGATTTGAATATTTTAACGATCGACTTCGAAACTTATTACGCAGTTGACTTCTCGTTGACCAAGTTGACGACTGAGGAGTATGTGCGTGATGATCGCTTCGAGGTGATAGGGGTAGCCGTTCAACAAGATGATGGACAACCCCAGTGGTTTAGCGGGACAAAGCAAGAGATTAAAGCATGGTTAGAACAGTTTGACTGGGACAACAGCTTCGCATTAGCCCACAATGCTATGTTTGATTCAGCTATTTTGTCTTGGTATTTTGGGATTAAACCAAAAGCCTGGTTTGATACCTTTGCTATGGCTCGTGCAACAGATGGTTCTGAAGCGGGAAATAGCCTTGCTAAGTTAGCAGAACGCTATGGGCTTGGAGTAAAAGGCACAGAAGTTGTTGATGCCAAAGGCTTACGACTTGCCGACTTTCCGACCAAACAGTTGGAACAGTATGGGGAGTATTGTAAAAATGATGTGGCTTTGACCTACGATTTATTTCAGATGCTACTGCCACGGTTTAGCCTTCATGAGTTAAAGCTAATTGATTTGACACTCAAGATGTTCTACGACCCCGTGTTGTTCTTGGATACACCGATGCTTGAGCAACATTTAATGCAAGTCAAAGCTCGCAAAGACAAACTACTTGCCGCTTGTGTAGCAGACAAAGACACATTAATGAGTAATCCAAAGTTGGCTGAGTTGTTAATTAGCTTAGGGGTTGAGCCACCAATGAAGATAAGCACTACGACTGGAAAGGAGACCTATGCTTTTGCAAAAAATGACGAAGGCTTTAAGGAACTTGCAGAGCACCCTGACGAACGGGTGCAAGCGATTGTTGCTGCTCGCTTGGGCACGAAGTCTACCCTTGAAGAAACCCGAACGGAGCGTTTTATTGCGATCTCTAAGAGAGGCAGAATGCCAGTACCGCTTAGATATTATGCCGCCCATACAGGGCGTTGGGGTGGTGACGATAAGCTTAACTTGCAAAACCTTCCAAGGAAATCGTTACTCAAGGAAGCCATAGTTGCCCCTGATGGGTATGTATTGATTGATGCCGACTCGTCACAAATTGAAGCAAGAACAGTTGCATGGCTATCAGGACAGAACGATTTAGTGCAAGCATTTGAGGATAAACAAGATGTATACAAGATCATGGCATCTTCTATCTACGGCAAGGGACAAAGCGAAATCACGGATGGCGAGCGGTTCGTGGGTAAGACGACAATCCTCGGTGCGGGGTATGGCATGGGTTCTACCAAGTTTGGGATACAACTCAAAACTTTTGGTGTGGAAATCGAGGATGCGGAGGCGGCTCGGATTATACAAGTCTATCGTGATACATACCCCTACATCCCTAGACTTTGGAAGGAAGCTAATAATTCCCTTGATGCGCTCAGAACTGGGAAGACTGCGCAAGTTGGGTGTCAGCCGCAGGCACTTGCCCTTACGGAGCATGGTTTTTTACTCCCAAGCGGGTTGTATTTGAACTACCCTGATTTGCAAAAAGATGAAGACGAGCAGTATTCGTATGCAAGCCGACGGGGTCGTATAAAAATTTATGGTGGTAAGGTAATCGAGAATGTGTGTCAAGCATTGGCTCGGTGTATTATCGGAGAGCAGATGCTACGCATATCAAAGCGTTATCGTGTAGCATTGACGGTGCATGATGCCGTTATGGCAGTAGTGCCTGAGGCACAGGCAAAAGAAGCGTTGTTGTATATCAATGAGTGTATGCGTTGGCGACCCTCTTGGGCTACCACTTTGCCTCTTGCTTGTGAATTAGGTATGGGAAGAAGCTACGGGGATTGCAGTAAAAAGCAATCTATTGAGAAATGGAACGTTTAATGGAAGACAAAGTGGATTACAGCGGGTTTTATTTACATGCTATGCAAGAGATAAAGATGGCGCACGATGCCTTAGTTGCTCGTGATTTTAAAAGTGCTTATGACCACTGCATGAACGCTCAAGCTGAAATTAAATTGATGAGTGGTGCGGTCAGAACTTGGATACCGATGGAGGATGAATGAACAAAATACCTTGCTTAACTACCAGCGAAGTCAATCAAGTAATAGGGCTTACGTTAACAAGTAAATTTATTATTGAGAAGCTAAAAGTTGAACCAGTGCACTACACAAGCACAAGCTATCTTTGGGGAGATGCTGACGAGATTCGCATCAGACTGGCTAAGTATTTAATTGATTCGGTAGGTAAAAAATGATTAGATGGCTTTGGAGTCAAATGATGAAGTGGGGTTGGGATTTTAATCGAGACCTACGTGGGCAACCCGTAGTTGTATCAGAAACAGTTGACTCAAGATCTAGCGTGCGTATTGGTATTATTTCAGCGATGAATGGTAGGGTTTTAGAAATATCTAAGCGCAATAACTCTACTCAAATTGGGCCTGAGTGGGAACACACTTTATTTTTAGTGCCTGAAGGTATGAGCCTTCACGATGCAATCGCCACGCTTTTAATTTCCGAAGGTTTGAAGTAATGCCTAATTTTACTTGGTCATACTCGTCGCTTGGCTTGTTTCAGCAGTGTCCACGCAAATACTATCGGTTGCGGGTTGCGAAGGATATTGTCGAGCCTGAGACCGAGCATTTGACCTACGGCAAGATGGTACATGAAGCGGCTGAAAAACACATCAGAGATGGAGATCCGGTACCTGAGAAGTTCTCATTTCTTACACCAGTATTGGATGTGCTTAAAGCCATACCCGGCCAAAAGCATTGTGAATACAAAATGGGGTTGACTGAAGATTTAGAGCCATGTGGATTCTTTGACAAGAACGTTTGGTTCAGAGGTGTAGCCGACTTAGTTATCGTTAACGATAACTTGGCGCACATCGTCGACTATAAGACAGGCAAGAGCAGTCAGTATGCCGACACTAAACAGCTTGAACTTATGGCACTGTGCGTATTTAAGCACTTCCCAAATGTTGAACGGGTCAAAGCAGGACTAGCGTTTGTGGTTAGCGAAGACTTCGTGCGAGCCCACTACATAAAGTATGACTCAGCAGAGAAGTGGCTTAACTGGGTTCAGGAGACCGATAAGCTAGCCGCAGCCCACGAGAACAATGTATGGAACGCAAAGCCGAACTTCACATGCAAAAAGTTCTGCCCAGTAAAAGACTGTGAACACAACGGAAAAGGACATTACAGATGATTGGTGATGATGATTTAAGAGATTGCTTTGCGATGTTTGCAATGATGGCAATAATTCCTAGTATGGGTGGTAAAAGCATTGGGGTAGGTGAAGCCGAAAATAATGAGAAATTTGCTAGGCTGTGCTATGCCTTATCAGACGCCATGATGGAAGCCCGTAACAAAATAGAACCCGAAGTTGGGATTGCAGCAGTCAAATCAAGGAGAAGAAAATGAAATATGTAGTCGGTATGATGCTTGGCATGGTGCTTGTCGTTAGCATGGTTGTGTCTAAAGATATTTGCGCTCAGGTCGGTCCGTGTGAGATTGTAACTATTGTCAAAGATGGCAAGATAACTAACTGCACAATATGCGGAAGCGTCGTAAATTGCATGTGATTGAGGTGCTTGACGAAGCCCTGCAATTATTACCTAAACCCATATGCTACATACCAAAGTTCGAGGATCACTATTTTGAACACGTACCTAGTTTACGACGAGAACAAAGAACTGATGCGAAAGGTCTCAAGGCGAGAAGAAGCCGACCAAATCGTAAATGGGAGAGTTGGGTGGACATACAAACTATTACGTTGCAAGAAGAAACCGATTGATTTATCAATGCTAGAGGAGGCGCCGTTCTAATGTTTGGAACAATTATTAACTTACTAATTTTATTTGTGGCTACGTTTGCCATCATCATATTTATGGCGGTATTTGGGTTCTTCTTGTTCATCATGTTTGCCTGTGTTTATATTGGGTGGGAACATATTAAAGGTATGCCGATACCCGCCATATGGGAGAAGATTAAGAAATGAACGCATACGAATTAGCAGATATTGTAGATAGATGGGCATATAAAGAAAGTGCGGAGTATTTGACTGATGCCGCCAAAATGCTACGCCAACAAGCAGACCGCATAGCGGAGTTGGAGAAATCACATATTGAATTAGAACAAGGAATTGTTGCAGACCTTAACCAACGACAAAGTGCTGAACCAGTAGCGTGGATGTCAAATGGAAAAGAGTTTTATGTTCAAAAAAATTACTGCCCTAACTTTATTCCACTCTACACCACACCACAAAAATACTGCCCAACCGAAAACAATGCGGCTTATGAAAAAGGTGTTATTGATGGTATGGCAAAGCAAAGGCAGTCAAGAGTGGATGGAATCATTGGCAAAATTGGCGATAGCCCGATACATGACTTGGTTCACAGAACCCCACCACAAATAAAAGAGTTAAGTGATGCAGAAATACGCACTATCCAAGATATGTGCCATTTGAAAAACGTTGGATATAACACCTTCATTATGCGTTTTGCTAGAGCAATACTAAAGAAAGCGAGTGAGAAATGAACAAATTAAAAAGGAGCAATAAATGTTAGAAAACGTACCAGCAGTAGAAGCAAAAAAGCCAGCCATTCTATTTGTAGCCACACCAATGTACGGTGGTATGTGCGTAGGCGGTTACACCATGGGTATCCTAAACTGCACTCAAGAGTTTATGAAGCACGGCATCAAGATGTATTACTCGTACATGATGAATGAGTCTTTAATTACACGGGCTCGTAACGGTTTGGCGTATGATTTTTTAAATACACCCGATGCAACACATCTGATGTTTATTGATGCAGACATTACGTTTAACCCTGCTGACATTGTGCGGATGATTGATGCTGATAAAGACATCATCTGTGGCTTGTACCCTAAAAAAGAAATTAACTGGCAGTTAGTATCCGATGCGGTCAAGCGTGGTGTCGACTATAAAGACTTGCCCAACTACACAGGCTCGTTCGTAGTTAATTTAGTAGGTGGTGCAATGGAAAGCACAGGCAGTATTAACGAACCTATGGAAATCGACAACGGCGGCACAGGTTTTATGTTAATTAAACGTAGTGTGTTTGAAGCCCTTAAAGACAAAGTGCCGACCTATACCAACGACATGATTCTCATTGTTGACAAGAACCCAGTAAAGAAGATCATCCATGAATATTTTGCTACAAGCATCGACGAACCGACCAACCGTTTGCTTTCAGAAGACTATCACTTTTGCAAGCTGGCTAGACAGAATGGCTTTAAGGTATATGCGGCGCCTTGGGCTCAGCTAACCCATAGCGGTACTTATAACTTCAACGGCACATTGCCAAGGGCTTGACATGCTACCTAACTGCGAACTTGTTAATGCCTTCGGTACTCAGTATCTAGTATTTAAGGGTAGAGACCTTATCTCAAATGCACTCAGGCAAGGGGGCTACGAGATAGAAGTCTTTGGTATCGCTCAGAAGATACTTCAAAAACATGAAGATGGTGTAGTGTTGGACATCGGTGCTAACTTGGGTAGTTTTACGCTACCTTTGGCTAAGTCTAACCCACACTTGACCTTCCATGCGTTTGAACCACAACGGATAATCTATTACCAATTATGTGGCAATACCTTGATTAATGGACTAGATAATGTCCATTGTCATAACTTTGGTTTGTCTGACAAACGGGATCGATTTGAGATAGTAGTCCCTGACTATGCCAACGAGACCAACATCGGTGCTTTTAGTATTGATAAAGAAGTGCGTGAGACTGAGTACGAATGCCCAACTCAAGGCGCAAAAGAAACCATGGTGGTGTTCCCATTAGACGATGGACAACATGCTAATGTGCGCCTAATTAAGATTGACGTTGAAGGGCACGAACTAGAAGTTATCAAGGGCGGTATTGAGACTATCAAATACAACAAGTATCCGCCGATTATCTTTGAAGCGTGGACATGGAAGCCTTGGTATCAGGAGAAACGCACTGCGTTGTTTGACTACCTCAAAGGGCACGGCTACGAGATAACCGAAGGCATCAATAGTAATAATCTTGCACAACACCCCGACCATGGAGAAATGCTGAAATGATTGAGCCGATTCCGTTTGTAGGCAATGTCGACATCGAAGACACGCAAATGTCTAAGGAAGAGATTGAAGCCATGCTAAAAGATATGCTTGGCGACGACCCCCAAAGCGACATAAAATACGTGATATTGGCTGATGGTTCAGTCTATTTTTTCCGCAAAGAAGGAGATCGCTATGCCCTATGTGAACAAACCCCGCCCTTACAAGAAGGAATATGAGCAATATGATGGTACGCCGGCGGTTAAGAAGAAACGGGCGCAACGTAACAAAGCTCGTCGAATTATGGAAAAAGCTGGGCTTGTCCACAAAGGCGATGGAAAAGATGTTGACCACAAAGTCCCTTTATCTAAAGGCGGAAAAACGGTACGTAGTAATCTTGCGGTCAAAACTGCGGAGAATAACCGATCGTACCCAAGGAACTCAGACCACTCGATAAAAACTAAACATGGAAATCGTAAATAACAAAGCAATAGTAATTACTACAAGACGCCCTAATCTTGTAACTGAGTGCATCCCCAAAAGCGAGATCATTGAAACCAACGGCGACCTACATAAGGTTGCTGTTCGGTGGGGGTTAGAAGAAGCCCAAGCCCTATCAAAGCTTAAGATTAAGAATGTACCATCCCCAATCCAGCGGGACTATAAATGGCCTGGGTTATACAAGCCCATGTCACATCAAAAGGACACTGCTAATTTTTTAACCTTGAACAAACGTGCATTTTGTTTTAACGAGCAGGGCACGGGCAAAACCGCTTCGGCTATATGGGCTGCCGACTATTTGATGGAAACAAAGCGTGTGTATCGTGCGCTTATTATCTGCCCTCTATCTATTATGCAGTCCGCATGGCAAGCCGATTTGTTTAAGTTTGCAATGCACCGCAAAGTCGGTGTTGCGTATGGCGACAGAGATAAAAGAAAAGCGGTTATTGAAAGTGATGCTCAGTTTGTAATCATTAACTACGATGGCGTTGATATTGTTGCCGACGATATTGCAAAACAGAATTTTGATCTTATCATCGTTGACGAAGCTAATGCTTACAAGACTATAACTACCAAGCGTTGGAAGACCCTCAACCGCATCCTGACCCCCCGCACATGGTTATGGATGATGACTGGTACACCAGCAGCACAAAGCCCAACGGACGCATTTGGTCTAGCTAAGATGGCTGTGCCTGATAACGTGCCTAGGTTTTTTGGGGCTTTCCGTGACCAGACCATGGTACAGATTACTAAGTTCAAATGGCTACCCAAGCCTGACTCAGACCGCACCGTATTTAATGCACTGCAACCAGCAATTCGATTTAGAAAAGAAGATTGCTTAGACCTACCGGAGGTTACACATGTTTTTCGGGACGCCCCCCTTACTGCGCAACAGAAGAAATACTACAAAACGCTCAGAGACGAGTTCCTTATGGCAGCGGATGGCGAAGAAGTTAGCGCCGTTAATGCAGCAGTTAAGATCAATAAGCTCCTACAAATATCAGGGGGTGCCGTTTATTCTGATACTGGCGCTGTTGTTGAATTCGACGTTAGTAATCGCCTACGTGTTATTGAAGAGGTAATTGAAGAAGCCAGTCATAAGGTGCTTGTGTTTATACCGTTTACCCATACAATAGAATTACTCAAAGTGCATTTGGGAGGGGCAGGCATTACCTGCGAGGTTATTAACGGACAGGTTCCCGTAGGTAAGCGCACCGATATATTTAAAAGATTTCAAGAGCAAACTGACCCAAAAGTGCTTTTAATACAACCTCAAGCTGCTGCACACGGAGTCACACTAACTGCCGCCGATACTATTATTTGGTACGCTCCAGTGACATCCATAGAGACTTACTTGCAAGCTAATGCACGTATTGATCGTCAAGGTCAAAAGAACGCCATGACTATTGTGCATATTAAGGGTAGTCCCGTAGAGACGAAGCTGTATCATATGTTGCAAAATAAACTTGATGTGCATACAAAAATAATTGATTTGTACAAGCAAGAAGTTGACGATAAACAGTTGACAGAGTAAAGTTGTAGTTGTAGTATTAATTAACGGGCTTAGACCCGATATTGACAAGGAACCTAAAATGAATGATGCCGAAGCGGTAGTACAACCCGTCGCCGATATGGACAAACTGGTCAAGATCTATATCAAGATACGTGACGCCCGTGACCAATTACGTCGTGAACTAGAAGAGAAAGAGGCTGACCTCAATGAGCAGTTATCTCTGATTGAACAAGAAATACTTGAAGTCTGCAAAGCAACAAATGCCGACAGCATTAAGACTAAGCATGGTCTTGCAATGCGCACGGTAAAAAGTAGGTTTTGGACTAATGACTGGGAGAATTTTTATAAGTTCTTGCACGAGCATGAAGCGCCTGACCTGCTTGAGAAACGAATTCATCAATCCAATATGAAGCAATTTTTGGAAGAGAATCCCGGTTTGCATCCCGCCGGTTTAAATGTGGATCGCACATACGCTATCACTATTAGGAGAAGCAAATGAGTAACGTCGCCTTGTTTAACAACCAACTGCCTGACTACCTAAAGGAAGTCGAGCTTGATGATGTAACCAAAGCCCTTGCGGGTGGCGGGTCACAAGTTAAGCGCATTGCGCTTGGCAATAACAAATTTGTGCTTAAAGTCGATGGCACAGAAGTGTCTAAGACCAATACCGATAAATTAGAAGTTGTTATTGTTAACGCTTCCAAAAATATCTCGAGAACGTTCTATGCAAAAGCATGGGACCCCAAAGCAGATGCGGCTCCGCCTGACTGCTGGTCTAACGATGGTGAGAAACCCGACCCATCTATTAAGAGCCCACAAAGCGAAACTTGCATGGGATGCCCTCAAGATATTAATGGCTCAGGCCAAGGTAATACCAAAGCATGTCGTAAGAACCGCCGTATTGCAGTAGCGCTGGCGGGTGATTTAGGTGGCGACGTCTATCAAATGACTCTCCAGTCCAAGTCTATTTTCTATGACATGAAAGACCCTGGTGATTTGGAGCACATGCCCTTTAATCAATACGCTAAGTATGTTGGCTCACAAGGCTACAACTTAAATAGCTTGGTTACTGAGATGCGCTTTGATGAAGACTCAACTGTCGGTAAGTTGTTCTTTAGACCAGTGCGTTTCTTAGAGAAGCACGAGTGGGAGCAAGCCAAGAAACTTGGTGAAACCCAAGCAGCAAAGAGCGCAGTAACTATGACGATTGCACAAGCCGACGGAGTCAAGCCAAAGCTTGAAGCCCCTAAAGCAAAGGCAGAGGTAGCCAAAGTCGAAGTTGAAGCGGAGTCAATTCCCGAGCCTAAAAAGCGTGAAGAGAAGAAGGAAGAACCGACTCCCAAACGAGACTTGAAAGCCGTGATGAGCGGATGGTCCACTGACGACGAAGCATGAGTCTAAGAGGTTATAGTTTACGTCTCGTTGAGGCAATAAAAGCGGGCAACCCTCGGCACCCCGGGGTTCGCCTTGCCAAACATTGCATCGCAAAGGGCATACCAGTAGCAACGATGGCAAAGAAATTTGGCGTCTCTCGTATGACTATGTACACATGGTTTACGGGTGCTGGTACCCCACGCAAAGACAAGATTGAACTGATTGAGAAAATACTAAGCAGTTAACGTCTACGGGGACAGCTAGCTCGACGGAGCGAATCGGGATACTGCCGAATCCCTTGCTGTCCTTATTTTTTCGGTGTTGAGGAATTATGGCGACAACAGATCTACTGACAGCGGTTCTAGCCCCCGAAGGCGAGGGATGGTACTGCATAGTCGGCTTACGGCAAGACGGATCAAAACCACCAGTGCAAACATTCCACGCAACTCTCGTGGATGCACAGGCGCAGATTGATGTATTACTAAAAGAACAATGCAACGTTTATTTTGCGTGCTCTAAATACAAAGATCCCAAGGAAGGACGCATTCAGCCCAACGGCGACATTATCAAAGCCTTTTGGGTAGATATAGATTGTGGTGAGGGTAAACCCTATGCAGATCAAGCCGAAGGTTTAGCAGCGCTCAAACAGTTCTGCAAAAAGATTAATATGCCACTGCCATCCGTGGTTAACTCGGGGCGGGGTGTACATGCGTATTGGAGACTTAAAGAAGTAATTGGTAGAGCCGACTGGCGCCCAGTTGCAGAACGGCTAAAGACTTTATGTGAAGAGCACGGATTTGCCGCTGACCCATCCAGGACCGCAGATAACGCATCTATTTTGCGTGTATCAGAAACACTTAATTTTAAAGAAGACCCACCCCTACCTGTTGAAATTCTGGCACTTCAGCCCGAAATAGACTATGGGTACATCAAACAAACCATTGGAGTCTTAGTTGCTCCTGAGTGGTTGCCCCGCCAGTACAGTGAGTCGGCACTAGCGTTGTTAGGTAATAAACAAAGCCGATTTAAAACCATCATGATTAAGACCATGAATGGGCAGGGATGTGCTCAGCTTGAGAATATTGCGGTAAACCAAGACACGATTGAAGAACCATTATGGAGGGCAGGCTTGTCGGTAGCGGCAGTCTGTGTAGATAGAGATGAAGCAATTCACAAAATATCGGATGGGCATCCAGAGTATTCGCCTGAGAGCACTGAGCGCAAAGCGAACCAGACAAAAGGACCGTACACTTGTCAAACTTTCGAGAAGCTCAATCCTCAAGGCTGTGAAGGCTGCCAACACAAGGGTAAGATATCGTCTCCGGTGCAGCTTGGATCAGAAATTGCTGCTGCAGAAACTAATGTCATCGTTGAGCAATCTGATGAGGGGCAGGAGGAGGTTTTCGATATACCACCATACCCGTTTCCATACTTCAGAGGCAAGAACGGCGGAGTCTACCTTGAGATCAGAGACGACGATGGGGGCTCAGACGCCATAAATATTTACGAGCATGACCTGTATATCGTCAAGCGTCTGCATGATCCTGCTAAGGGTGAGTCGGTTTGGATTAGATTGCACTTACCAAAAGACGGAGTACGAGAGTTTGCAATGCCAGCAACAGATGCTATGACGGTCGAGAAGTTACGGGATAAGCTCGGTTTCTTTGGAGTCATAGCGGCTAAAAAACAAATGGATGCAATTATGGGTTACATGATTGCTTCGGCTAAAAACTTACAACATTCAATGGAGTTAGAAATTATGCGTAACCAATTCGGCTGGGCCGAGAAGAACACCAAGTTTATTGTTGGTGAACAAGAAATATCCGCCGACAAAGTATCCTACAGCCCACCATCTGTAGCAACTGGGTCTTTATCTGACCATCTAAAGCCGACTGGTAGTCTTGAAGCATGGCAGCGTATAGTCAAGGTATACGACACCCCTGGGTTTGAACCCCATGCGTTTGGCTTCTTTACTGCGTTTGGTGCCCCACTACTTAAGCATCTTAAATTAAACGGTGCCATTATTAACCTAGTCAACAACACGTCCGGCACAGGTAAGTCAACCATCCTCAAAATGTGTAATAGCGTCTGGGGGCACCCCGAAGAACTGATGCTTCAGTGGAAAGACACCATGAACTCCATGATCCACCGCATGGGTGTTATGAATAATTTACCCGTTACTATCGACGAAGTTACCAAGATGAGCGGCGACCACTTCTCTGATCTGCTTTATGGTGCATCGCAAGGTAGGGGCAAGAACCGTATGAAGCAGCACGAGAATGCTGAGCGTGCCAATGCTACCAAGTGGGGAACTATTGTTCTAACCAGTTCAAACGCATCGTTTTATGACAAACTTGCTTCGCTCAAAGCTACCCCCGATGGTGAGTTTATGCGCCTGTTGGAGTACAAGATCGAACTTACTGGCAACTTATCTAAAAAAGAAGCCGACGAGATATTTAACGCTTTATACGATAACTACGGGCACGCTGGGATTAAATATGCTCAGTATCTTGTGGGCGACCTAGAAGAAGTTATGGACCTTGTAATGCAGGTACAGCAGAAGATTGACGAAGCAGTCGGCATGAATAACCGTGAGCGTTTTTGGTCAGCTGTGGCGGCTTGCAACATAGCTGGTGCTTTGATTGCCAAGGATTTAGGGCTTATCGACTTTGATGTTAAACGGGTCTATGACTGGATTATTTCCGAGTTGAAGGTCATGCGTCATGAGATTAAGGCTCCAAAAACAACAACCGTTGAGGCAATCAGTGAGTTTATTAACGAACATCGTGGTTCTGTGCTGGTTATTAACGACGAGGTCGATGGGCGTACTGGTATGGAGCAGTTGCCGATTGTTGAACCGAGGCTGGATAAGTTATACATCCGCATAGAGCCTGATACCAAAGAGATGTACATAAACGCAAAGCAGTTTAGGAAGTACTGCACCGACAATCAGATTACTTTGAAAGACGTATTGCATGCCCTAGATGCTGACAAGGCTTATCTTGGGTTAAAGAAAAAACGCTTATCCAAAGGCACCAAGATCAAGTCAGGTCCTATTGATTGCTTTGGGTTTAATTTAACTGCCAAGTGCTTTGAGGAAGAGCAGCTAATTGAGTTAGCACAAGATGCTGATACACGGGCTGAGCTTCAAAGTTAATTGGAAAAACTTTGTAATAGGGTCGTCATTCTTTATCCCCTGCTTGGATACGGAAGAGGCCCTAGCTCAAGTTAAACGCACAACTAAACGGCTTGGGTACAAGATTAAGACTCAGGTTGTTGTGGAAAAGGGAATCAATGGCTTGCGGATTTGGCGCATTAAGTAGTATGATTTAGACGTAGTCTGTGACTACTTCATTTTTTCCTTGTTAAGATGACTTTACCCCCACTTCGGTGGGGGCTTTTTTAGTCAGGTCTACCGTAATCACCCATGTCAGCTAACTGACCAATAAGTTTCTTATTAAGAGCCATACCACCAAGACTGTCGGCTAAGGCACGTTGCTTAAAGCGGGTCTCTACAGAACGTACAAGATTATCAGGCAGGATTGCCATACCTGGGTTTGCTCGGTTGTACGATACAACTTTATCTAAAACACGCTCTCGCATGTCGTCATCAGCGTTATCTATGGACATAAAGAAGGCATCAAGTAAAGCCTGACGCTTTTGCAAGATCTTTTGCTCCGCCGTCTTCATTTCGATGTTGGCTTTTTGACGCTGGGCTAAACGCTCTGGGGTAAACCCTAATGCTTGAGCAGCTATCTCTGAGCCTGTAATATCCCCTAAGAGCTCATTACCACGGATGGTAGTGGCTCGGCCTTCTTCAAGGAATCTGCCGCTCTTTAGGATGTTTTTAACAAGCGCTGGGCTCCATGTTTCAAAGGCACGATCCATATAGCCATCTTGGAACTGGTCAAGTCCTTTTGCTACGTTTACAGTTAGGCCGGCGGTTGGGCCGAGCAGGTTAATAAACATATTTTGCAAGGCAGTTACGTTATCTGGGCTATTGCGGGTATCCCTGTACCACATGTCATTTAGGCTTAGACGGCTGGCTACGTCGGCACCAAGCACTTGCGATACAACACCACGACTGATAGCCGAGCCTACGAAGCCACCAAAGGTCTTTTCAGACCAGTTCTTAAACCAGTTCTCAAAGTCAAACTCTTCATCTTCTTCACCAAACACAGCGTGCATAGCATTCATTACGCCCGATACCATCCACCATAAGGGTAAACCACTAGCCCCAGCAAATACGGCAGTCATACCTAATGTTCCACCTAAGCGGTCCCGTGCTTCTATACGCACGTCTTTAATATATTGCTGCACGGCTGCGTCCAACTCTGCTTCTGTAAGAGGTGGCAAACCTGGTTTATTTTGGTCATGGTCGACTTTGATTTGATACTTGATGTCTTGGATTTCTTCAGGGGTATAGCTCTTGCCAATCCACTCGTAGGTGCTACGGGCTAACAAATAGGTCATCTGTTGCGAGAACTGCTTGAACTGCAGGATAACCTTCATCGCTGGCTGTTGAAAGTAGCGTGGTTTATTTAGCGTGGAGTAGTCAAACATCGACTTATAGGTCAGATCCTTGGCAGTATCAATAGCCTTGCGATAGGCAGCGTCGTCACTGTAGCCAGACTTCTTGGCCTTTTCGTATGCCATATCAAAGGCCGACATAGACACAATCTCACGGTTAAACTTCTCAGCACCGTGGAACATACCGCTTAGCCACTTCATAGCAGTTTGTGTTCTGCTTGTGTATAGGTTAGACGGAGCTTCTGCCATTCCAACCAAGTCGTGAGACAGCGTAATATCTATCAAACCGTCGGCAACGAACTGGTCAAACGCACGCTGCTGAATAGGAGTAAACAACTGAGGTTTGTTGGTAAATGACGGGAAGGCTATGTTGCCATCGGTATCCCTAAACCCAGTAGAAGTGAACTTTTTGGTGTATTCGGCAATCTTCTTGACGGTATTAGCTGCACCAAACTTAGCCGATAGCACGGGGGCGCCCACTGCTGGCACACCCATCATGTTTACCAAAGCCGAAGCTGGGGATGTCATAAACCAGATAAACGAAGCGTTTGACAAGAACGACGGTATTGTTCCTGTGTCTGTTGGGTTCATGATGTAGCCCAAGCGTTGGTCAAGCTCGCCTAAATACTCGGCATCAACTTCACCTTCTTTGCCACCTTTGCTACGTACAAACTGCTTGGCTGCGTCAATATCACCATACAACCCACGGCTAAACTTATACCGAGACTGCTGATACGACATGTGAAAAGCCGACGATGTAAAGGCACGGAGCATATCGGTGTTCATACCGGCGGTGCCCTTACGATTCATAAACGCTTTGCGGATGCTCTGGTCAGGCAAGGTCAAGAAGTAAAGCTGTTCTAGGCTCTCTTCAATGTTGTTCTTAAGCTCGGCGCTACCTGAACCCTTGGCAGTCTGCACAATTTCTTTGAGGTCACGCAAGAAGGTAAAGTCCCGCATGTTTTCCGATGCTAGTTTCTGGATAGAGTTCCGGGTAATTACCTCATCAGTAGTTAACGAGCGACCAATCTCAGCCTCGAGCTCAGGGATGCGCTTACGCATAAATGCCTTACGGTCGGCAGCGCTTTCAAATAAATAGAACTCTTTTTGCTTGCCTTCCCTTAACTGCAACGAGAACCGACCAAAACGGCGGATTGGGAAGTATGGTTCTAGGGTGTGTTTTTTAAAGTACTCACGGACTTTTTTGACTTCTGGGTCTTGTTCTAACGCAGCAGTCTCGGCTTTGTATTGTGGGCTGTTTACGTCGATAGTTGTGCGTAGCCCAGCCTTTTTGTTCTCAACAATAGTATCAATATAGTCTTGCAAGTTCTTCTTGTAGTAGTCACGCACCATGCGATAAATGGCTTTACCTTCGTCGTTTAGCTTAATCCAAGCATTGTCAATTACGGTATCGCCTGTTGAACCTTTATCTGGGTCTTTGCCTTGCAAGGTAGCATCAAGCATTACGCCATTGAGCACATCTACTTGAGCGGGGTTGTCACTCTGAAAGCGCATCCACTTGTCGGTAATCTTACGGACTTCTTCTAGGCGACGGTTACGCTCGTCTAACATACCCTCGACCTTGGCAATAAAGGTTCTAAACTGAGGAATGCGGTTGCCGACTAGGTCATTAAGTTGCCGTAGGGTAAAGGCACCCAAGTAATATTTACGGGACGTAGTATTGACGTTATCAAGAAAGTCACCCATAGCGCCACGCACTCCACCCCATGCTGGACGCCCACCAAATACTTTGTCCATAAACGACATGTAACCTGGGTTGCTTGGCATCGTGCCATTAGACACACGCTTTCTTGTCCGACCACCCATGTTGTGAACAACGGCTTCTTTGCTTAGTTCTGGGGACGCCATGAGGATGTCGTTAACCCTAGCCATACTATAGCCAGCAACGTTATCCAAACCAAACATCTGCTTAACAAAGCGTACAAAGCGATCCCACATAGAAGTCTTGCCATCTTTGTACTTCATCTTCTTGAGCACGTCTTGGAAGCGCTCGTTAGACATAAGCTCGGCTACAAACTCCTGAATATTCTTAAAGCCATACTCATCCATCTTGGACAAGGGCATAAACTTCTTCAGAGTGTCGTACTTCTTGACAGCAAACTCATGCAATTCTTTTAACTCATCAACGGCGTCTTTCTGTGCCTGTGTTAGCTTGCTATAGTTTGCAGGTTCTAGAGCATATATGGTGGCAGCATGTGTTACTTCGTGTAAGAAAGTAGCTGGGTTCATACCGCCAAGGTCGGCATTGATATTGATAAAGTTAAGGTCTGGAGAGTAGGAACCAAGCGAGTCAAGCACACCGACGGCTTCTTTGTAAGCCTCAAGGGTATCCATGAACTGCCCATACACCGGGGCTATAACATCTTCTTTAAATTTAATTTGCCCAGCTTTGATGCCTTCTAATGCGTTCAAAGTCTGACGCATAGTCTTGGGGTCATTAATAGCACCATCCAACCCAGCCTCTTTAATAAACTGTGGACCCCATTCAAAACTTTCAAGTTGTTGTAAAAGCATGCGACGCTGCGGACCAGCGTTTGCTCTAATTAAATGCGCTGCAATATTAGCTTGTTGATTTATCCCGATTTCAGATTTAAGTCCTAGTTCAGCTAACCGCTCGGCATAACGAGCCACAAACTTCATAGCATTAGAAGCTTGCTTACCTGGGTTTCTAGCCATTAACTGCAAAGCACCTTGTAGGTCATTATTAGCAATCCGGTCTTGGATAGCTGGGTGCATTGGGTAAAACTTGGTTGGGTCTAGCTTGGTTACTTCCCCACGGACTTTATATTTACCCATGCCAGCATCGGGCACAAGATTAGCTGCTTCTTTACCAGTCGGCGCACGGGTAATCATCGTGATGTACTTACGAGCTACACCACCTTCTTTCTTAAGTTCATCTCGGCGTTTATTAAATTCTTCGCCTTTTTGGTTCATCCGCTCGTAGGCTTTTACCGTGGCATCAAAACGTTTAAGTTCAGTTCTAGGTAAATTCTCTTCAACCCAAGCCCTAAACAGTTTTGCCTGGTCTTTGTTTTGATCTTTAAACGGTGCGGTAGCGTATGTATTTAACTCAGCTCCTAGGTCAAACGCAGCCGAGCGCATTGCCAAACTGTAACGCCATCCAGTCTCAGGACCAAAGTAAGCATAAGCAGCTGCACCCTCTGGCTTAGACCGATCAATACTACGGATAGCATTAGCTATAGCCCTAGCAGTGTAGGGTTCCATCTTAGCTAAGTCATCAGTTAGTTTGTAAGGTAGGGCGGTTTCTTCTTCACCAATTCTGGTACGTTCAAACTTACCTAGGGCGTCAGATAACTTGGCACGGAACTCACGTATACCACGTAAAGTATTTAATTTAGGTACGTTGGTTAAACCAGATAGGGCTGCACCTTGGTCTTTGGCAGACATACCAGCAAAGCGCTGAGACAGCGCAGATGTTATTGCTTCACGTTCTTTAGGTGCTACGCTAATACTGTCAAAGAAGTTGTTTAAGAACTGCATACGATTTGCTAGTTCTGGGCCTGTAGCAGGTGCGGTAACGTCTGGGCCTTTGCCTTCGCCTTCAAAGCGAGTGACTTGTTTAGTCATAGGCGCACCGACAAACTCAGCTACTTCATTAAGTAGATTATTGACTTCGTTTCTAAAAGATACGGCTTGAGCAGGGTTGCCTGTGTCGGGCTTTAGGCTATTAAAGAAAGAATTAAGGGGTTTAGTTGGATTGGTAGGCTCACCAATTAACATCATCCGAGCACGTTCTGGCTCAGGTGCGGCTTCAATACCAGCAGCTTCAGGCACAACTCCTTCGGGTGCGGTTAGGGTAAATTCAGCAGGGGCTTCGGTAGTTATTTTGCGATCTGGTTCGCCAATAGGCTCAGTAAATTCAAACGAGTCTTGGCTAGGCGCATTGAAGGTTGTAGCCCTATAACGCCGCCGTGTTTTATCCATCCAAGCTTGTTGCTCAGCTGCGTATGCCTTAGCTTCTTCTAGGGTATCAAAATATGCTTCGCTACCAGCTTCTGCAGTGCCTACACCATATCGCTTAGGAAAATCCTCATACCCTTCTTTTTTATCGTAAACGTTATATGTAAAATTAGCTTTGTAATCTTCATCACTTACAGTTTCAAAATTACGCTCGCCAGGTGCATTAAACACTTGGGCTTTACGCTCGGCTTGAAGTTCTTTAATTACTTCATCAATCTCACCTATTCTGGGATCAGTAGGATCAAATTTAGCTATCTCGGCTTGCTGTCCACGTAGTTCGTTTAGTTGATTGTTGAGTAACTCTTCTCTATTTGTAGGGCCTCCAGGAGGTTGCCCAGCTCCACCCAAGTCTCCTCCGGTAATTCCAGTAGCTCCTTTGATGGCTGCGCCTTCTTCTGTAGGCAAAGAAACGCCAGATTGATCTGTTCCGGGGACATTTCCAGTAGCTTCATAAGTGTTTGCCTCCTCAATTGCGTTCTCTCTAGCAGACGGCGCTTCAGGTGGTAAGCCTGCTTCAGCCCTAGCTTGATTTAGCTGACTTCTATATTGTGCGTATCCTGTAGCACCACGAGCAGCTCCACCGATACCACCACCGGCTGCGGCAGCGCCAAAGAAAGCTTCTTTGTATTCGTTCTTAGCTTCCTCGTCGTTTAGATCAAGTCCAGCCTGATAGCGCTCAGCTACTTGCTCAAGAACCTCAGTCGGAGCTTCGGCAATAACACCAATTGTTGCACCTTTACCAGCACGCTTAGCTATCTCTTTACCGACAGCACCAGCACCTATCTCACCAGCAGCACGTCTTGCAGCTAACTCTTTAATAACTTGCTCACCTGCGTTCTTACCTACACCACCTAATCCAACAGTAAACCGGTCGGCAAAATATCCAATAGGTGCAGTACCAGCAGCAGTTAATGCCGCCTTGGTAAGTTCTAGTTCTTCTGGATCATTCTTTTCTTTAGCTTGACGCATTAAGAAATTACCAAACTGCTGAACACCGTAGGTAGCAATACCAGCTACAGGGCCAACTATAGGAGCAAGGGGGCCAGACAATGCAGCAGCACCAGCACCGACAGCCAGAGGGCCAGCCATTTGAGGAGCGCTTTGTAATACTTGTTCAACTATATATTTAGGTGCCTCAGCAGCCGCCGCTGCAAATCCTTTTTCCTGAGCTATTCTCTGGAAGTCAGCAACGGTCATTCCTGGTTTC